CCTTAACAGGTAACAATGAAGGTCAATCAGTTACAACACTTTCTTTACAAAGAGTATGGTGGACTTGCGCAAATGGCGACGGTGCAGATGCTTTTGCTCGTTTAGATTATGAAGATTCAGATGGAGATATTCCAATTATAACTTTAATAGATTCTGGTTATTGGGACTTTAGAGAATTTGGTGGTATACCAGCAAATACAAGTTCAAATAGTAATCAAAATGATGTTAACTTTGTAGTAGCAGCGGCCGCAGACTCAGGTAACTCATACACTTGTATCGCGGAGTTTCTTAAAAACTATTAATGATTTCTAGATCTTCAATGCCTCAACAGATATCAAAGGCAGGACAGAAAAAGAAATTTATTAAAAAAAAGAAAAAGAAAAAGGTGAAACATGGCAACATCAGGAACAAATAGTTTTGATTTAGACGTTGATCAGGTAATAGAAGAAGCTTTCGAAAGATGTGGAATTAATTCTAGATCTGGTTACGATTTAAAAAGTGCAAGACGTTCGTTAAACATTATGTTAGCTGAATGGGCTAATAGAGGTATTAACTTATGGACAGTAGAACTTAGAACAAAAACTTTAACAGGAAGCACTACAAGCTATACTTTAGATTCAGATTTAGTTGATGTATTAGAAGCTGTTGTATTTACATCTTCAGACACATCAACCGATATAGAAGTAGATAGAATAAGTAGAGCAGAATATTTAAACATATCTAATAAATCAACAACAGGGACTCCTGTGCAGTATTTTTTAGAAAGAGGAGCTTCTACTCCTACTTTATTTTTATACCCAACTCCAGACGGAGCACATACTTTTAAGTATTATGGATTAACTAAAATACAAGATGCGGGTAGTTATACTGATCAATTAGAAGTTCCAACAAGATTTATACCGTGTTTAACTTCTGGTTTAGCTTACTATGTATCTGTTAAAAAGGCTCCAGAGAGAACTCCTCTACTAAAACAATTATATGAAGAAGAGTGGCAACGAGCTTCAGAAGAAGATAGACCTCGTTCTAGTTTCTTTGCAACTCCACAGAGAAGTTATATTTAATGCCTAAAGCTAGCGGTAAATATTCAGAAGCAATATCAGATAGAAGTGGTATGCAGTTTCCTTACAAAGAAATGCGTAAAGAGTGGAATGGATCTCTTGTGCATAAATCTGAGTTTGAATCAAAACATCCACAGTTAGAAAGAGAAAAACATTCTTCTGACGCACAAAGTATTGAAGATGCTAGACCAGATAGATTAGAACCCATGACAGTTTTTGTTGGCGGTTCAGGATTTTTTGAATATAATAATTCTATGCAAGCTTCAAAAAAACAGCCACCCGTAGTGTCTGCTTATATAGGAAGCGTAACAGTGAGTATTTCATAATGAGTGTAACATATTCAGAACTAACACAACAAATATTAGATTATACAGAGGTGACCACTGATGTTTTATCTTCTACAATAACAAACGATTTTATTGAGCATGCAGAAAATAGAATATTTAGAGATGTAGATATTGACGTATTTAAGTCTCATCAAACCGCTAATTTAACCGTTAGTAACCCTTTCTTGTCTTTACCAGGTGGTAGTAGACCAGAACCCACATCATTAGGAACTGTTAGAACAATGCAAATATTTGCACCAACAGGAACACCTACAAGAAATTTTTTAGAACAAAGAGATGTAAGTTATATGAATGAGTATTGGCCAGATAGAACTGCAACTACTACTCCTAGATATTGGGCTTGGTGGGATCATAATACAATTTATGTTGCACCTACTCCTGATCTAGCATATAACGTAGAATTAGGTATAACTAGATTACCAACAAGACTGTCTAGTTCAAATAGTACCTCGTGGTTAGGTGATAATGCACCCGCATTATTGCTTTACGGATGTCTTGCAGAAGCCTTCAAATTTTTGAAGGGACCAGCTCAAATGCTGCAAATTTATGAACAATCATATCAACGTGCTCTTCAAGAGTTAGTCATTGAACAACAAGGAAGGCACCGAAGAGATGAATATATGCATGGAGCTCTTAGAACTCCTTTGCAGTCTAAAAACCCATAGGAGAGTAAAACATGGCAATAAGTCAAGCTGTTTGTACAAGTTTTAAACAAGAGTTATTAGTAGGAACTCACAATTTTACAGCGAGTTCTGGAGATACTTTTAAGATAGCTTTATACACTAGTAGTGCCTCATTAGGCGCAAGCACAACTGCTTTTAGCACTTCAAACGAAGTTTCAGATTCAGGAACATACAGTTCCGGTGGAGGAACCTTAACAAGTGTTACTCCAACAACTTCAGGAACAACTGCTATTTGTGATTTTGCAGATATATCTTTTACATCAGCAACAATTACAGCAAGAGGAGCTTTAATTTATAATAGTTCTGATTCTAATAAAGCTGTAGCTGTTTTAGATTTTGGTGGAGATAAAACATCTACCAGTGGAACTTTTACTATTCAGTTTCCAACTGCTGACGCTAGTAACGCTATATTAAGATTAGCATAGGAGAACTTGAATGGCGTTAGTAATTAACGACAGAGTAAAAGAAACAACCACTACAACAGGAACAGGTGCAGTATCTTTAGCTGGTGCAGTCACTGGCTTTGAAACTTTTGCAGCTGGAGTAGGAAATTCTAATACAACTTATTATTGTATTGCACATCAGGATCAAGCAGAGTTTGAAGTTGGTTTAGGAACTTTGGATGGGGATAGTTCCGATCTTACTAGAACAACTGTAATATCTAGTTCCAATAGTGATAGTGCTGTAAACTTTAGTTCAGGCACAAAAGATGTTTTTTGCACAATACCTGCTAGTAAATTAATTTTTGAAGATGGTAGTAATAATGTAGCATTTGGTGGTGCTATAACTGGAGTAACTAATCTTACAGCATCAGGTGAATTAGATGCAGCTACCTTAGATATTTCCGGAGATGCTGATATTGATGGCACATTAGAAGCAGACGCAATAACTATTAATGGTGCTACATTTGATGAAACAGTAACAGATCTTGTAGGAGGAATGGTTAGTTCCAATACAGAAACAGGAATAAGTGTAACTTTTGATGATTCTGATAATACAATAGATTTTGCACTATCTGCAGCACAAACAACAATTACATCTTTATTAGCCACAGATATAAAAATTGGTGAAGATGATCAAACAAAAATAGATTTTGAAACTGCTGATGAAATACATTTTTATGCAGCAAACGCGGAACAAGTATTTGTATCTAATGGAGTATTTGGTCCACAAACAGATAGTGATGTTGACCTTGGTACAAACTCTGTAAGATTTAAAGATGCTTATGTAGATTCTGTTACAGTAACAGGTGATGTAAGTGTAGGAGATGATTTAACTGTTGAGGGTGGTGTCGTGGATGTTAAAAACACAGGGGCACAGTCACAAGTTAGATTTTATTGTGAATCATCAAACGCTCACTATGCTGCTATTCAAGCTCCCGCTCACTCTGCTTTTTCTGGTAATACCACATTAACATTACCAGCAGCGACAGATACAATTGTAGGTCGAGCAACTACAGATACTTTAACAAACAAATCAATAGATTCAGATAACAATACAATTACAAACATTGTAAACGCAGACATTAAATCAAGTGCTGCGATTGCAGATTCAAAATTAGCTACAATATCTACAGCAGGTAAAGTAGCATTAACAGCATTAGAGATTGATGGAGGATCTGATATAAGCGCAGATCTAACAACATCAGATTTAATAATAGTGGATGATGGCGCTGGGGGAACAAACCGCAAGGCAGCATTATCTAGAATGGTAACATTAATGGCAGCTAATTTGGATGACCCAACAGCATTAGCGATAGCATTAGGATAGGAGGGTAAATGGCAAATACATTTAAAGTGGTGACAAAAGCAGGTGTAACAAGCGCTGATGTTATTTATACAGTGGCAGGTTCTACAACAACTGTAGTTCTTGGAATCATGGTAGGTAACACAACAACATCACAAATTACTGCAACAGTAAGTTTAGGATCAGATACTTCCGCCAGAGCAGGTGCAAATAATGAGGCTAACCAAACAGTTGAGTTAGTAACTAACGCACCGATACCTGTAGGCGGTACACTTGAACTATTGTCTGGTAACAAAGTAGTTATGGAAACAACTGACACACTTTCGTTAACAGCTTCAGGTGCTGCAGACATAGCTTTATCAATTATGGAGATAACCTAGAATGGCATACGTTGGTACACCTATAGACGTAGGCAATCAATTTAGTTCTCTTGTAGGAAAGAGATTTAGTGGTGATGCCAGTACGACAGCTTTTACATTAGATGTAAGAGCAAACTCTGCACTAGACATAGAAGTCTTTGTAGAGAATGTTCGACAAGACCCAAACAGTGCATACACAGTAGACGGAACTACTTTGACATTTACAGCCGCACCTCCTAGTGGCACGAATAATGTTTATGTGGTTCATCAAGCACCGACTGTTGCTAGTGTTTCACCAACAGCAGGTTCTGTAACAGCATCTAGTTTTGACAACTCTGTTATATCTGGACATACAGCTTTAGCTGCAACTCCTGCAGATACAGATGAGTTTTTAATATCAGATGCAGGTACAATAAAAAGAATAGATTTTAGCCACATAAAAGTAGATAACACTCCAGTTGTTTTAGCCTATCAATCATCAGATCAAGATCTATCAAAAGGTTCAGATAACAAAATTGTTAATTGGACTACAACAGTTGATACAGATAGTGCTTTTAGCTCTAATAAATTTACAGTGCCAAGTGGTGAAGCAGGAAATTATTTTATTAATTTTCAATTATCTTTTGATGGAGATAGTTCTGGTAATACAGGCTATGACCTTAATGCTTCTATTATTTATAAAAATGGTAGTGAAATAGTTAGAAACAACAATGTAAGGGAGCCACAAATACCATATGGTAGTTTTTCCATAACTTGTGTATTAGCATTAGCTGCATCAGACTACATAGAATTTTACTTTCATCCTGACAGAGGTGGTGGAAGTGCAGGTGACACACAAGGTGAAAGCACTAGAACATGGTTCCAAATATTTAAAATAATAGGATAATAATATGGCAAGTTTATATATAAAAGTAAAATTATACATTGAGGCAAACTCTGCGACTTGGGATAGTACAAAAGTATCTTTACAAAATAACAGCGATGGTAAAGGTGATTTTATAAGTTCATGGTCGTATAGTTTTTCTAAACCAACAGATTCACAATTAGCTACATACGAAACAGCAGGTAACACTTTTGAATCAAATGCAGCTATAGATATTAAAAGAAAAACAGAATATTTAACATGGCAAGAGCAATTAGATAAATTATATCATGATATTAATGATGGTAAATTAGATAAGACAGGTTCTTGGTACACACATATCAAAGCAGTAAAAGACGCAAACAGTAAAGGTTAATCATGGCATTTGGAGAAGTTGGAACATCACTATCCAAGATAAAAGCCAATAGCTTAAATCTTGCAGGTACATTTGGATTTACAGGCACAGTATCGGGATTAGTTGATGAAACACCTTTAGTATTAATCAGCACATTTACTTCTGATGGTTCTGATACAAATGCAACATTTACAAGTACACATATAACTTCTACATATAAAGAGTTTTTATTTGTATTTAATAATATACATCCTGGTACTAATCAAAAGTATTTAAGATTTCATCCTAGTATTGATAATGGCTCTAATTATAATTTAAGTTTAACTTCTGCAGCATTTACAACATATCACAGAGAAGATGGTGGAGGTGTAGGACCTGCATTAGAATATTCAACGGGTTTTGATACAGCTACTGGTAGCACTCACTATATTAGTGCTGATACAGGTTCTAATAATGATGATGGAGTGTCTGGTATTATGAGATTATTTAACCCAAGTTCAACTACATTTGTAAAAAATTATTTTACACACACAGTAACTTCATCAGGTGATGGTACTCAATATGCTTATGATACTTATTCAGCAGGGTATGTTAATACAACATCTGCAGTCAACAATGTTAAATTTGATTTTAACAGTGGTGAAATACAAGGCGGAACAATAGATTTATTTGGAGTAGTATAATGGCACTTAGTAAATTAGTAGCAAACTCTTTTGACCTTACAGACAATTATGCTTTTACGGGCACAACAACTGGGGCTAGTTCTACACAAAAATTATTTTTAATTAAGAATATTGATGCAAGTTCTAGTGGTACAGTAGATTTTGTTAATGGTGCTAGTAGTGTAGTTTTAGATAATACTTATAAAACATATTTGTTTAAATGGATAAATATTCATCCTGAAACTAATAATACTTATTTAAGTTTTAATGGTAGAGACGGAGGTAGCAGTTATGATGCTACTAAAACAACAACAGTTTTTGAAGCATATCATAATGAGGGAGGTAGTGAAGCTGCAGTATCTTACAGTTCTTCTTTAGATATAGCACAAGGAACTGGAGTTCAACAAATATCTCCTAATATAGGTAGTGGTAATGATGAAAGTGCTTGTGGTGAATTATATTTATTTAATCCTAGTTCTACTACTTTTGTAAAACATTTTATAGCAACGGGGCAAGGTTACAACCATTCAGATTATTCAGAAGTTAAATACGTAGGAGGATATTTTAATGTGACAGCAGCAATAGATGCTATTCAGTTTAAAATGTCTAGTGGCAATATAGATGCAGGGAGGATAGCGTTATATGGCATTAAGTAAGATACAACCTGCATCAATAGACTTGACTGCTAATTATGCTTTTACAGGAACTAACTCTGTAGCAGGTGTTAGTATAGAAGAAACAAAATTAGCTACACGAACAGCATCTAGTAGTAGTAGTTTAAGTTTTACAAGCAGTATAGATAACACTTATAATATTTATAAGTTTAGATTTGTTAATATTCATCCTTCTGACAATGCTACTAGATTAAAATACAATGTATCAGTAGATGGAGGCTCTAATTATAATGTTGCTAAAACTACTACTAGTTTTCAAGCATATCATAATGAGGGTGACAGTGGTGCAGCTATAGCATATGAAACAGGAACTGACTTAGCACAAGGCACGGGTAGTCAGTTTTTAGGTGGCGACATATCAAATGCTAATGACGGATGCATGAGTGGTGAAATGTTTTTATTTGACCCAAGTTCAACCACTTTTGTAAAACATATAGTAGCTAGTTGTTATAGTATGACAAATGGAGATTACGCAACTTTCCACAATACAGGAACAGGATATGCAAATACAACCAGTGCAGTAAATGCAGTACAATTTACAATGTCCACAGGAACAATAGACTCAGGTACAATAGAAATGTATGGAATTAACTAGAAAACTTGATATAAAGGAGAGATCATGCCAAGATATCATAATATAAATGGAACTAAAGTACAGTTCACAGCAGAAGAAGAAACAGCCAGAGATGCTGAAGAGAAAGCATGGGCTGATGCAGCTCCTGCTAGGGCCTTGGCTGACCTCAGAACAAAAAGAAACAGATTATTAGCAGAGACAGATTATCTAGCTTTATCAGATAATACTCTTAGTGATGATATGAAAACATATCGACAAAATCTAAGAGACTTACCTGCAGGAAAAGACACAGTAGAGAAGTGCGAGAACGCAACTTGGCCTACTAAACCATAGGAGGATAGATGAGTAAGACACAAGTAAAAGCAGGAGGAATATCTTTAAGTGACACATTTGCATTTACTGGCACTGTGACGGGAGCAAGTGATGTAGTATTGCTAAAAACAACAACTGTATCAAGTGCTGTTGCTTCTGTAGATTTTGTTCATGGCACAGATGGGGTAGTATTTGACAACACATATTCTGTATATGAGGTTCATGGAATTGGTTTAGATGGTGCAACAGCAGGTGCAGAAATTTTTGGACAAGTTACAGATGGCTCATCTTTCAAAACAACAGGATATAGAAGTATTACAAGCCAAGGCAAATATGATGGAAGTAGTGCAAGTGCAGGTACAGCCAGAGGACAAACAGATGGAATAGAATTATTAAGAGACATTGACAGTAACGCTAATGAAACTGCATACTTTAGATTAACTATTCCAGAACCATATACTAACAGTTATCAAATTATGTATTCTTTTTCTAGTGGAAGAGATAATACTACGACTGCTAACATTCATTTAGAAAATTCTGCTTGTTTTTATAATGCTAACATTGTTGCAACAGGAGTAAGAATAATTGCTAGTAGTGGTAACATAGATGGAGGAGTATATAAGTTATACGGAATTAAATAATGGCATACATAGGACAATCAATTAAAAACGGAACCTTCAGTGTCTTAGACACTAGTGGTAATACTTACAATGGTTCTAATGTAACATTTAGTTTAGGAACACAAGTAGGTTCTCCTGCACAGCTATTAGTATCTCATGATGGTGTAATTCAATTACCTGGAACAGACTATACACTAGCTACGGGTGGTACACAGATTACATTTACTACAGCCCCTGCGAGTGGAGCATCGATCTTTATTGTAGAAATATCTGGTGCAGTGGGTGGACCAATGAATACAGATATCAATGGTGCAGAGTTTATATTAGATGTAGATGGTGACACAACGATTACAGCAGACACAGATGACCAAATAGATTTTAAGGCAGGTGGTACAGATAGATTTGTATTATCTTCAGCCAATGCAAAGTTTAATGTGGGTGCATATAATGCAGAAGCAACGCTAACAGATGCCTCTACAATATCATGGGATGTATCTACATCACCCGTAGCAAAAGTAACACTCGGTGGTAACAGAACATTAGGTGCAGCAACTAACGCACAAACAGGACAG